GTTATTAGAAGACTTTAAGTAGGAACTTTAAGTACGTACCAAAAATCTTTTGTCGTCCCAGCTTAAAGTACTTGACACTTAGCACCAACTTAGGTATAACTAGCCATGTCAAAGCCAAAAATGTACATAAGCGATAATGTACTAGAAGAATTTTACTACGCACTAGCTTCAGAAGACGAAGGAAGGATGCGTAGAGTCCACATCCCAAGATCAGATGTGTTCTATATCAGAAATAAAATACTAGAAGACACAGGCGTTAAGTATTCCCTGGACAGAGTTGAAAGAGCTATGTACTTAGAGGGTCATCTTAAGGCTTCAGATGTGTTTGAACCTAAAAGAAAAAGGGAATGGGAATGACTATAGCAATGGAACGTATTCTAGCTTGGAAGATCATGCCAAGACTAATGATGTTTGTTATGACCTGGATGTATATCGAGGTTCTCTTCTGGTTTATGTCTTTATCTTCTGCTGATATGACTTCACAAGCTACTGCACTCACTGCTACAGTAACTGGAGCTATGACTGGAGCCTTTGCTGTGTGGTTAGGGAACGAGAAGTAGTATGGCGGGACCAGCAATACCAGTAATAGCAATACTTTCTGCCATCGTTAAGGTTGGTGCTAAAGAAGCTGCCAAAAAGTATGGTAAGACAGCAGTCAATCAAGCTAAAAAACTGCAGACAAAGTATAAAAAAACTTTAGATGCTGACTCTGAAGATGCTAACTACTCTACTCCACAGACTAAAGGTAAAGTGACAAGAGCAGCTAACTCTTTAAGTAAGTCGATTAAAGAATCTCTTGGACCTGATGCAGATTCCAGAGATAGTATTAAGCTTAGAACTTTACTGCAAGACTTAGATAAGGGTGGTTTTAATAAAGGCGGTTTAGTAGACTACCGTAAATCAGGATTATTCAGATGATTGGTCAAATCTTAGGGGCAGTTGGAGGATTAGCTACCACTTACCTAGATGGTAAGGTAGCAGTACAGAAAGCTAACGCAGAGATTAAGGTTAAGCAAGCTACTGGTGAGATTGACTGGGATCTAGCAGCTATTAATGCCACTCAGAACTCTTGGAAAGACGAATGGATTACTTTACTCTTTTCAATTCCACTGATTCTAGCATTTTGTGGTGATTGGGGTAATAGTATTGTTCAAGCTGGCTTTGCTGCACTAGAAACTATGCCAGCATGGTACCAATATTCACTAGGTGGGATTGTCTCAGCAAGTATCGGGATCAGATCCGTAAGTAAATTCTTTGGGAAAAACTAATGCATAAGAACTTTCAGAAATGTTTAGAGATGTTGCTACACCACGAGGGGGGCTTTGTGAATCACCCCCAAGATCCTGGTGGTATGACTAACCTTGGGGTGACTAAGGCTGTGTATGACAAGTGGATTGGGCGTGAGGCTACTAAGTCTGAGATGATGGACTTAAAGCCTGATGATGTAGCTCCTATTTACAAGAAGAATTATTGGGATAAGGTGCGTGGTGATGATCTTCCTAGCGGTGTTGACTGGTGCGCCTTTGACTGGGCCGTTAATAGTGGTTCTGGTCGTCCAGCTAAAGCTATTCAACGTGCTGTGGGAGCAACAGCAGATGGGGCTATTGGGCCTATGACTCTGCAAGCTGTCATGAACAAGGAACCTCAGATGATTATTGAGAGTGTCTTTAGTCAACGTCAGAAGTTCTATGAGTCCTTACGTACCTTTGAAACCTTTGGTCGTGGTTGGACTCGTCGTAACAAAGAAACACTAGACCAAGCATTGAGTATGATCTGATGAGTATACCTGAGCGAGTTAAGACTAAGATGAAAGATGCAGGACTTAAGGCTGTGAACAAACCACAACGTCTTAATGACAGCACTAACAAGTCTCACCACGTTATGGCTAGTGAAGGTGGTAAGTATAAATATATTAAGTTTGGTCAGGAAGGTGTTAAGACCAACCAGACTGTAGGACAAAGAGAAGCCTTTAAGTCTCGTCATGCTAAGAACATTAAGAAGGGTAAGATGTCTGCAGCTTATTGGGCCGACAAGGTTAAGTGGAGTAGCAGTAAAACTAAGTCCTCTTCTAAGGAGTGGGTTAAGGGTTCCTAATGTCTCTTATCTCCCACCTACCTCTACCAAGTATGCCATTCCAAACTCATGTCAATATTGTATTTGAAAATGGTGTAGGTGAACCCGTTGAGAAAGTTACAGACAAGAAAGAACCTAATAAAATTACACCTGATACACCAGTAGAAGATCTTAAGCTAGTCAATCAGATGTATGCTTATAATCCTAATCCAAACAAGTTACGTACCCCAGATGGTCAGATAGTAGACTTCATTATAGCTTAAAGGAAAGAACATGAAAAAGAAAATGAATCCAGGAATGGCAGCATTGAAGAAAGAAGCACCAGCAGTAGCAGCTAAGATGGGCTATAAGTATGGTGGTATGACCAAGAAGAAAATGGCTTACAATAAAGGTGGTATGGCTAACTGCGGTGCCTCTATGAAACCTACGCAAGGAAAGAGATAATGGCTCCTGTCGTATTAGTCTTAGGTAATATGGCCGTACAAGTTACTTCTGCTTTGATACGTAAGCAGTTAATGAAGCTTGGTTTTAAAGCGGCTAAAAACTACAAGAAGTATTCTAATGTAACTAAAGTTACTAGGGATAATGCTGCTAACGTACTTAATAAAGCTCAAAAGTTATCTGATGAGTTAAGACCCTCTAGCAGAGACTTAGCTAAAAAACCTAAGATCATTCGTAGGAAGCCTGACGAGAAGCCACCAGAAGCGCAAACTTCTATACCTAAAACTAATCGAACAGTAAATGCTAAATTTGACAAGAGTCAAAAGTTGAGTAGATTCCAGAATGCTGGTAAGCCTTCGACTAGCACTTCTCCTGGAACAACGACACCTTTTACTAGAATTAAAACAGGCAAACGAACTAGCCCAGCTGGACCCACTGCTGTTTCTGCTGCAGGTGAAAGACCCACCATAGATTCTAAACCTTTACCTAAAGGACCAAAGGTTTCTAGTAGTTCCCCTAAACAACCTGGATACCCTAGAACTGGACCTAAAGCAGACAAGCCACTTAAAAATAAACCCACTGGAGAAAGTAAAGCTACTAGGTCAGATAGACCTTCAGGACTAGGTAGCGGTAAAAGTGCTATGTTAGAAGTAGCTCGTGAGGCTGGGTTTAGAAACGTTGATACTGCCCCTCCAACTAACACTCTTGAAAGAGTAGTTAAACCTAAAACAAAACCAGCTACAGCTAAGAAACAGCTATCAGCTTTTGGTAAAGCATTTAAAAAAGCTCGTGCTGACAAAGAGTATTCTTTTACCTTTAAAGATAAAAAGTATACTACTCGGTACAAAGAAGAGACTATAGCAGAACACAAGAAAAAATTTCAAAAAAAGAAAAAATAAATGGTAGCATTATCTTACGATACAGCAACTGAAAGTATTTCAGTTACAGCCACTTCAGGTGGGGCGAGTGGTAATGTTTTATATACTTGCCCTAATAACCATGATGCAGTAATTACATTTTTACATGTAAGTAATGGGGCTGCATCTACTGATAATATTTCTATTCAGTGGTATCACAAAGAAGATGATGCGTATTATACCATAGTTAATAATAAAGCTATATCAGGTAATGATGTTTATGATATGATTACTTCAGATAGATTATTTTTACATGCAGGTGATAAAATAACTGTATTTAATGGTGGTGGTAGCATGGGTGTTACTATCTCTGTAGAAGAGCACTTTAATCCTAACAGGCGTCAAAATGCATAACGGGGTTGCAATCTTATCTGTAGTATGATATAACTATTTATGTAAAACTACTCCTGCACAAATAAAAGGAGTAGTGCTATGTTTAAGAATATTTTAAAAGCAATTCAAAAGAATCAACAACGACGAGCAGACTATTGGATACTCATGAACTTGAGTGACAAAGAACTGCATGATATGGGGATCAGTAGAGGTGAAATCAGGCAAAAAGTCTACGGTTAATGCAGCGGGTAATTATACTAAGCCTAGTATGCGTAAGCGCCTTGTTGCTTCCGTTAAAGCTGGAGGCAAAGGTGGTAAGCCAGGACAATGGTCCGCCAGGAAAGCCCAGATGGTTGCAAAGCAATACAAAGCTAAAGGTGGAGGATATAAGTAATGAAAGTAGATGCACCTAAAGGCTACCATTGGATGAAACAAAAAGATGGTGGTCTGAAACTAATGAAACATAAAGATAAGTTTGTCCCTCATAAGGGTGCATCTCTCACTGCTAATTTCCCTGTACAAAAGAAACACGATGCCAAAAAGTAAAAGTCAAAAGAGTCTAACAGCTTGGACTAAGCAGAAGTGGAGAACCAAAAGTGGTAAACCATCAACGCAAGGTCCGAAGGCTACAGGCGAAAGGTATTTACCTGCAAAGGCTATTAAGTCTCTTAGTTCTTCTGAGTATGCCGCTACAACACGAGCAAAACGAAAAGGCACTAAGGCGGGTAAGCAGTTTGTGGCTCAACCTAAAAAAGTTAGAGCCAAAGTAAAACCGCATAGGAAAGTTACATGACAGAAAAGCAACAGAAGTTTCTTGATGCACTCTTTGGTGAAGCCGAAGGTGATCCAGTACGAGCACTTAAGATTGCAGGGTATGCCCAAGGGGAGTCATCAACGAGAGTTATGGCTCCTTTAAAGGATGAGATAGCTAACCGTACCCGTGACTTTATTGCTACCAATGGCCCTCGTGCTGTTTGGTCCTTGATGAACGTCATGACTAACCCAACAGACTTAGGTAATAAAGAGAAGATGGCTGCTGCTAAAGACTTCTTAGACCGTGCTGGTTTTGTAAAGACCGACAAGGTAGAAGTCAAATCAGAAAGCCCACTGTTTATTTTACCCCCTAAAGAAAATGAAGCTTGATAAAACTTGGAAACTTCCAAAGCCTGACAAAACCGAAAGTGGCTATGTTTGGCACCCAGTAGTAAGAGTAGGTAGACAAGTACCATTTGGG